GTCAACTCAAGACCGCTAACAGAAACTAGACGAGTGTCGGCTTCCTTAGCCTTCTTGCTCGAAACTAGTTCATCCTTTAAAATGTCCTTAAAGGAACTGATTGGATTCTCACCAGCCCTGATTTTATCCAACATCTCTCCTATAGTTGCAAGTAATATTGGATAATCTGGACCTCTTATCGAAGTGTCCTCTTCTTTGCCGAGAAAAACTTGCTTGCCCTTATAACCTCCTGATTTTGTCCTAACCAATTGGTCAAAGAGTGCTCCATTAGCAGTGGATCTTGGAATGGGTCCCCACATTCTATTTGGAATACCATCCAGAGCTTCGTTAAGAGTTAGTTCTCTATGCGCTCTAACTCCCAACTTCTTCCACTTATAAACAGATGCTTCCCCAACATCATCAATCAACGCTTCTGGATAGTAAACATGAGAGCAATGATAATTGGAGGCTGCCTTGTGCAATGGATTAATGCCTTCCTTGGTAACACGAACTACTGAAGGAAGTTTGTCAATTTCCCCAAACACACCGTACAACGATGATTTTCTAAGGTCATTGAACGGCATGAAAACCTTAGGCCCCGTGGCCAAGATTTTGCCTGGATAAGCTTCCGCCGTCATTGCGGAACTAGGTTGTGGCTTGAGCGCTTCGTGTATATCGTTCATATCTCGAAGAGGAACTGACTTCAAGTGGTCAAAGTCACTCCTAACGAACGCCGAACACATTGCATCTTTACCATTTCCCCCAGCATGTATACCGACCAAATATGCTTGACCCTCAGTCAAAACAAAAAAAGGCAGACCACAAAAACCAGGTCCAGTTTCATGTTTAGCATGGTAGGTCAAAGGGAATTTATAGCCAGCCCCACTACTGTCCAGCGATTGGTTAGCCATAGCAACCATCTCCGTTTGCAACAAGACAGGTAACTTTCCTTCAGAACCTGGTCTGAGGACAACCCCAGGAACGCTACGATACACCACGTCAATACTTGGCAGTTTGTCCGTAATGTGTTTAGTAATGTCCTTAAATGCATTAAAACTGCGTTCTGGTAGAGTCAAAATTATCATATCGAAGAAGGGATCTCCATCCGCTATATTTCGATTGAACTTATCATCTACCATTTTCATAAGACTCGCCAATGGGACCTTGAAAGAAGGTCTACTTCCATGAACGGGTGTTATGATGAGAACTGCAGTTGGTTGTTCCTCCGCCCTATCGCGTATAGCCGACATCACGTGGTGGTTGAGAATCATACTAGTTCCCTTGAGCATTAAACCATATGCCACACTGCGAGTTTCTGTACCATAAGACAAAGAAACTACATTTTGACATACGCTTAAAATAGACTCCTGGTGACCGATAGTAAAATTCTCTCCTACGAATTTAGCCGCATTTACATGCGGAATTTCAGTAGTAAACTTACGCGTGGCTTTGTGTTGTGATCGCGACTTTGCATGATCGTACTCTTTACCAGCCTGCGGTAACATTACTGCTACTATAGGCCAGAACCGGTAAGCAGTAGCCAGGGTACTTGCCAATGCAATTACTCCAGCACCAACCAACATAGTTTTCCAGTTATTGGCGAGGAAATCTTGCGTTTTGGTCAAGTACTTCCTTGTGATTTCATCACACAAAGCATGAAGCTCTTCAACAGTAGTTTTAGCACTAATGTAACCTTCTTGCATTGCTTCCATAGCTGCCTCACGCCAAGTAGCAATTTTTGGTGGCATGTTATCGTGGAATTCTGCTTGCAATTTAGCCCAAAACAACTCAAAATTCTGTGGATAAGTTGGTTTCAAATTCCTAGCTCTTGGCACATAACCCAACTTTTCTAAGCGCCTCACCATATGACCATCCAGATCATCTACTTGTTTGTTATACTGGTTCGACTCCCTGTTCATGAAAGTAATGGTTTTAGTAATAACTTCCTCTACATTGAGTTCTGGTCCAACTGCTTTGCCACTAGCAAAACTATACGCTCTAAAACGAATGTGATCGAGGCTCAAACCTGGTAGGTTTTTCAACTTTTCTTTATTAGGGAACGTGAGCCACGGATCTTCATTCTTCTTTAACGCAAACTCATCAGTGCATGTTA